TACCCCCCGGTGGTGCCCGACTCGACGGTTTTTGAGTCGGCCGTCGTCGGCGCGCCTGCCATGCCCCAGCAGACGCCGCGGGCGGTGACTGTGTGCCCGCCGTCGCTGCTCACCCTGCCGCCGCCGGTCACAGTGGCGTCGCTCGTGCCGTTGCCGCTGATTGTCAGGGTATGGGTCTTGACAGTGAGAGCGTCCGCAGGTGGCGTATAGCCGGCGACGACCCCAGCTATGGCCGAGATTTCAGCGCGCTGGGCGGAGTGGTTGGCACCGTGGCCGTCATCGCCTACGCCGACGAGCTGTTCGCCACCACCGCTGACATTGGTCGCAACGTCGTTCGATTTCCACAGGAACCAGCCGATACCGTAGGCATCGCAACCCGTCTCCTGCACCTTGGCCCACATCCGTGAGATGCCGCCATCCGCAGGGGGCATGGCGAAGACGGGGCCGCCCATATCGGGCCCATGCCCGAACGCCTGCATGCAAACGAGGTAGTTCGTCTCCCCCGCCGCTACCATGAGAGCCTTGCGGCTGGCGAGATTCGCCGCGAAACCAGCGAGCGCGGCTGTCTCCTTGGCTGAGTCTGAGACCAAGCCGGTCACCGCGGAGATGCAGCCGCGGGAATCGGTGTCGTAGAAGTAGGCATAGACGTCCAGAGCGAAGACGTCGTGCACGGCCGGCGAGTAAGCCCCGGGGACAATCCAGTTGTGGACTTCGAGCACCTGCCCCGCCGGGTGGTGGTCCTTGATCGTGTCGTAGACCTGCTGGCGGGTGGCGATGGGGTATTCAGGGCCGCCCTCATCGTCGGCGTACCAGCCCCAGACCGCCGGATGGTCCTTCCATTTGTCGACGTAGGCGGCGAGGGTGGCAAGTTCGCCGCTGGACAGCGCCTTGTCTCCGCGGCCAACGACGACGGACTTGCCGTAGCTAAAGACGTCGAGCATGGCCTTGAGGCCGGCGGCGTCGAGCGCGTCGAGGTAAGCCAGTATCTCAGCGTCGGACGCGTGAGGACTAGGACCGAAGACCGGGCTCATCAGGTAGGAGAAGACGATATCGATGTGCGACGCCTTGATGGCCGCCAGGTCGCCTGACATCTCGGAGAGATACGAGTTTGTCCAGAGGATGGCTGGCATCAGCTCATCAGGCCCATAGCGTGTACCTCGGCGTGACCGCGACGGACAAGTTCAGCTGGCATCCCTGGGCCTGCTGGGCGTCCTCGGCGAAGAGGACGAGCTTCGACGGGCCGACGCAGGAGACGGGCGCGCCTCGGAAGTTGGCGAGGCTGCCTATGTCACCCTCGTACACACCGCCGTCGCCGATCACGTTGAGCTTGGTAGCCCAAGCGCCACGCTCCGCGGGGTGCCAGCGCCAATAGCCCCACGAGGTCGGTACGAAAGCCGCGTAATCCAAAGCAACGATGTTGCCACCGCCCGCGATCCCGCTGCTCATCATCACGTCATGCTGGCTTACCTGTTGTCCGGCGTACATACGCTGGGCCGGGAGATGCGCGCTGCCCATTTCGTAGAGGTCGAAGGCATCGCTGTCCGGGTAGGCGAACTGGCCGGTGAGTGTCTCTTTCACATAGCCGCAGTTGCCGGCGCCGTCCACGTAGAGGCGGGTCAGGAGCATGTAGGTTCCGGGGCTGACGTCGTCGAACATGCCGCCCCTGGCGTAGTCGGTCGAGTTGTTCCACACCACCCGTCCACCGTTTGCCGACGCCTTATCTGCTATGGTGGTAGCACCACCGGTCCAGTACATTTCCTCGGCCTGGCGCTTGTAGCTACCGATATCGTCCGCAGAGCCGGGGCGCTGCAGACCGCAGTAGATAGCGTGAAAGCCCGTGGAGTTGGTGAGGAACTGCATGTCCAGTGGCGCGGGGTAATCGCCCGGCACGGTTCCGAGGTCGAGGAGGCAGGGGGCAACGACGATCTCGTTGAAGATCACCACCGCAGGGCCGTAGGCGTAGGGCTCGCAGGTGAAGGAGAACGGGCAGCTCGCCAGGACGTGCGCGCCGGGCAGCTCGAACAGTTCATCGAGCGGCTGCGACACGCCGCGGCTCGGCAGGATGTTCAGGGTCACAGAGTTGGTCGCATCGCGCGACTTCAGGGTGAGCGTCGTACTGCCGACCGTCACGAGGGCGTTGATTGCCCGAATCTGGGCAATCGCGTTGTCCTTGTTCGCGCCTTCGATGTGCAGCGTGCCAGCAAGCTCGCGGGTTTCGTTACGGTCGACGGCCAGGACGCGGGGCACGCCGAAGCGGTTGCCCTTGGCGGTCACGAGGTCGTGGAGGATGTCGGCGAACTTGGTGTCAGATAGCACGAGCCGCAGATTGATCGGCCCGGGGAGCTGAGCGAGCAGGGATGCCATCAGTAGCCTCGAGACAGTTCGCGGGTGCGCTGCATGAAGGCGTCGGCGGCGGCCGAGCCGGCGTCTTCGGAATCGCCGTAGTCACCGGGCGGCAGAACGACGCTCACGTTGCCGAACGAGAACGAGGCACCGCCGGCCCGACCAGTCAGTCCCGCCTCATCCATGACCTGCGCGGCGCGGCGGGGGTTGCTGAGGGGGATGATGGCCTCGGGGCCGGCTTCGGCCGTGATGCTCAGGTGGGGGCTGCGGAAGACGCCGCCGAGGGCGTGGCGCGGCGGGGGGTTGGCGCCGACGACGTGCCCGACGTACATATTGGCCGCGACGCCGGACTTGAACGCGCTGAAGGCCGCCTGCGCCTGCGAGATGCTGTTAATCCAGCCGCTCGTGTCGAGGTGCCCCACGGCCATCGGGTTCGCCAGGAAGCTCTTGAAGTATTGCGCGCGGGTGAGCCCCTGGTTGATGCCGCTGAGCCAGAGGTTGTTCTTGACGTGCCCCACGGCCATGGGATTCTTCATGATGCCCCGGAAGTACTGCTCCCGCGAGACGGCCTGGTCGATGCCCTTTATCCACAGTCCGTTCTTGACGTGGCCCACGGCCATTGGTGTGATGAAGTGGTCGCGCAGAATGCCGAGCTTGCCTTCTATCAGGTTCATGGCGGCCTGTATCTCTGCGGCTCCGGTGAAGTCGCCCATGGCCATCTTTTTGGCGAACGCCACCCGCAGATGCGTCAGGCTGTTCTCCAGCGCCGATATGGACTTCTCGTCGGCGCTGGCGTCAAACAGGTCTGTGATCCGGCTGAATGGGTGCTGCATCACGTTGGTGAGGCCCTGGAAGATGCCCGTTAGCGCGGGCTCGGCCTTGACCTTGAGGGTGTTCGAGAACATCGTCCACGACTCGGCCAAGTCTTGGGTGTCTTTGCCCGCCTGAGCAATCGTATCGCTACCGCCGGCGATGGTGTCCGCGAACTTCTGGTACTGAAAGCGGCCCTCGCGAATAGCGGCCACGGTGTCAGAGGCGCCGCGCAAGCCGAAGATGTCGACGCCGATCTTCATGGCGGCGGCGCGCGACCGGGCGCTGGCGATGTCGTCGATGGCCTTCGCGAACCCCTTGGCCGGGTCGACACCCTCCTTGGAGAAAGTCTTCAGCGCCATGCGCATACCGGCCAGCACGGTAGTGATGTTGACGCCTTCCTTCTCCCACTTGGAGAGCATGGCGACAGAGTCAGAGAAGCTGAAGCCCATGTTGCGCAGCGGGGCGCCGAACTGCACGACTGTGCTCATGAGGTCAGAGAGGCCGATACCCGACTGCTGCGTGGCACGATAGAGCTGGTCGAGCGTGCCGGCCTGCTCGCTGGTCTTGATCGACCAGTCACCGAAGAGGCGGGTGCCGAGGCGCACGTCTTCGGCCACGTCGGTCTTTGTGATGCGCGAGAGTTCTAGGAACTGGTCAGAGAGGTCGCGAAGTTGAGGGCCGGTCACGCCGAGGCGCTGGTTGAGGCCGGTGATCGCCGCGGTCGCGTCGCCGAAGGAGGCGGGCACGTCCGTGACCACCTTCTTGAAGTCGTTCTTGAGCCCGTCGAGCCTGGCGCCCGTGGCGCCGGTACCGATGCGGATACTGTCGTAGGCGTCGTCGAACTCCTGGCCCATCTTGAAAGCGGCGTAGCCGATGGCGGCGACGGCACCGGTGGCGATCAGGCTAGTGCTGAGCGCCTTGCTGCCAATGGGATTCAGCTTCCCGAGAACGTTGTTGATGCCGCTGTCGAAGTCCTTGCTGTCAAGGCCGATCTTTGCGCGGAGGTCGGCAACGTCCATCACTCACCTGCCTTCGGGAAGCTTGCGAAGTACGACGGCGCGTCTGCGGCCGTCAGTGGTTTGGGACCGGCTGCCCCGCGCACGGCGTAGCCGTACACCGAGTCGGCGGACAGCCCGGCGAGTAGCGTCTGGAAGCGCCGCCAGGTCATGCCGGCGTCCAGCTCGTGAAGTAGGTCCATGTGGTATTCGCGAGCAAAGTCGGCCTCTACTGCGGTGAAGTGTTCGAGGTAGGCGTAGGCCCCTTCTTGGGAATCTTTTTGGGGCCCACCGCTTCCCCCTCTTCGCTCGCGTCGTCCTCGCCGTTGTAGGCAGCGATGACGCGGTTGAGCAGGACAGTCGCCTCATCCATCGTCACGCCGCCGTCGAGCCAGGCGTCGAAAACATCGGGCGGTACCATCTTGCTCATCATGTCGAGCATTTCGCCGCGCTTGAGGTCGTCTTGAGAACGCCCGGCCGCTTCGAGCAGCATGAGGCCGAACACCGGCTTAGCAGGCATGGATGCGAACAGCTCCCAGTCGCGGCCCTGGAAGCCCCGTAGCACAACCGGAGTGCGGTCGAGCGAGGCGAGTGCTTTTTCGGCGTCGATGTACTTGCCGGGCACCTTAGGCCCTCAGAGGCGAGCCGAAGCACTGGAGCGTGGCGGTCCAGGCAGTCTTGTCGCCGCCGCCCATCGCGTTGACCTCGGCGGTGGCGCTGAAGGTGATGACCTCGGGGGTCGTGGCGGCGGGACTGGTGATCTGATACATCAACATGCCGGCGAGTCCGGTCATGTCTTGCGTCGCTTCGACGGCCGCCTGTCCGGGGTCGCGCACGCCGTCGACGACGGACTCCATGCGGGCACCCTTCAGACTGTAGGTGTAGCCGAGGCCGATGCGAACCGGCTTGGCAATCCCGTTGTCATCCGCGTCCATGTAGTCGACCGTGCGGCTTGAGACGGCTTGGCTGATACCGTCTTCATCGAGGCCGCCGATGTTCGTGTAGACGGGCGTCTCGGTGGTGCCGGTGTTGACTGCGATTTTGAAGTCTCGGGAAAGAACTTTGTCGGGCGTGCCGGGCATGCCTGCTCCTCTAGTCTCGATGTGTGGTGATTGACCGGATATGAATGGCGAAATTGAGCGTGTAGCGATAGCGATTCTTGAGGTCGGCGCCGATGTTCACGGGCGCCGTCTGGAGCGACTCGCAGACGATGAGCGAAACCTCGTCGTCGCCGCCGGGGTCGAGCACGGTGTAACGCAGCCCCTGGAGGGCGTTGTAGATAGCCAAGGCGCGCCCCTGCGGCGTCATGGCGTCATTGGGCGCGCCGCGCACCATAATCTGCACGGTAGGCTCGTTGTAGCCCCACGTGGCCGCGGCCGGCGTCGGGTTGCCGCCCGTCGAGAGAATCATCACGGCGGCGTCCGGCGTGTCCGGCAGGCGCTCCGGGAAGCAATCGCCGCCGGCGCCCGTGGTGTAGGTGACGAGCCCGTCTGTGGTCAGGTACTTGGCGAGGGCGCGCGAGATCATCGCATCTTCCCCTTGATGCTCATGCCGATTTTGATGCCGAGGCGCGTGGCGTTTTCCTTGGCGGCCATTTCCAACCACTTGGCGCGGCCGGTGCTGTGGCTGGCCGTCGTGATCTCATGAACCATGACGGCGAGGCTGCCGAAGGCTTCGCGGCCGTCACTGCCCGTGGCCGGGGTGGGCGTGTCGTAGTAGACATAGGCGCACGGTCCAGCCTCATCGACTTCCACCTTGCCGGCGTCGCGGAGGAAGCCGCCGCCAGGAAGGGGCGACACAGGCACGTCCGGGGTGGCGATCTGCAGCAGTTCGTCGGCCGCCTCCTTGAGCGCCGCGGCTCCGGCCTCGTGCATCTTCGCCTTGCATATGCCCGTGCGGTCGGAGAGCACGACGAGTCCGCCTAGGAGGCTCACGTGGCCTCAGCCTCTTCCTCGGGGGCCGGGACGAGGCGCGGGTCGGCGTCGAACGTCACGCCCGGCCCTGTGCCCCACACGTGCGCGCCTGTCGGCTCCGGCACGTTGGGAATCACGACCTCGGTGACGTCACCAAGCTCGGGAATCGGCCCCTCGACCACTCCGCCGGTGGCGAACGGCTCGTCTGCGGGCTCCAGGTCCATCTCTTGGTCGAAGTGCATGACTAGGTTGGCGTGCGGCAGCTTGTACCAAGGCATCGGTCAATCCTCCTGAGTTAGCGTCATTTGCACGTCACCTTGACCTGCGCGGCCTCGCCGGGTCGCCCCTGTGGGCCAGCCGTGATGACGTAAGTGACGCTGCCGTCAATCACGACTCGCGCCCCGGTAACGAACGGCTCCGCGTCGTCGGGGTGGACGTATGCGGTGACTTCGGAGACGGTCTCGGCGCCCGCTGCGTCGCGTACCAACTGGCGCTGGTAGGCGACCTTGCCGAGCACGGTGACGGGACCGTCATAGATGGAGCCGTCGCCGCCTTCGCCTGAGTAGGCTTCGACCGTGATCGAATCTCGGCGCAGACTGCGGGGGAGCGTCCTCACAGCAAGTCCTCGTGGGCGAAGTACAGAATCGGCTCGCTGCTGCCGGCGTCGGTGACGAACTGCGCATCGTCGACGGCTGGCAGCATGCCCTGGAGCTCCAGGGTGCCGACGCTGAGCTTGCCGGCGGCCCGGCGCATGATGCGCTCCTCGGCCGGGGTGAAGTAGAGGCCGGAGCCGAAGTAGGCACCTGCCCCAGCGACGGAGGCACCACGCCACGAGTAGTCGCCGATGGTCTCGCCGGCAAGGCCGGAAGGGTTGTCGTAGGCCCGTAGCACCGCCGTGCAGACCGTCGCCGTGAGGACTCCCGGTACCGCGTCGCCGACTGCGTATGTGGTCCCCGTGATGTCCGCGGCCAGGGAGCAGGCGTCGTCAAGGAGGGCGCCGACCCGCTCTTCGTCAGCGGCCGGGATGGTGTTCTCGTAGCGGGTCGCAAACTCTTCGAGGGTGACGAAGGCGACGAATGCGTCCGATGCAGGCGCGGCTGGCGTTCCTATTCCTGTGCCGCTCACGAGACGACCTCCAAATCCGGGTTGGTGAAGTTGTAGCCGGTCTTCTGCGACCAGACGTAGACCGTGCCTGCGTCGAGGTAGAACGTGATGACGCCATTCGCGTTGGTGCGCCCGGACGCGACGACGCTGTTACCGGACTCGTCGGTCGTGACCCACACATCGGCGTCGGGTATGGGCGTGCCGTAGTCGGTGGTCAAAGTGTAGGTCCACTCGATTGCGCCGGCCCCGCCGAGGGTGTTCGTCTTGAGCAGCACGGCGTCGGCTGCGTCCTGCACGGCCTCAAGCGGCGTGAGCACGTCGTCCTTGGCCCTGTCATAGTCGCTCGTCAGGACCACCGCAGCCCCCGCCTGCGTCGCCGTGATGATCGCGTTGACAGCACTCGTGACGTACCCCGCGAGAATGCCATAACCGGACGCGCTCGGATGCGCGCCGTTGCTCCATGACGACGGCTGGTCATTCGGGCTGTTGTCGCCGCCGATGTAGGTGTCTGCGGTGAAGTCGGCGTAGCCGTCGGCAAACTCGGGCCAGTGGTCGCGGAGGTAAGCGTTGTGGATGGCGCGCTGGGCATCGTAGGAGGCGGCTACATCTACGAGCTTGTCGGGTCCGCAGGAGCCGACAATGACCTTGAAGCCAGCGTCACGTCGGCCTTGACAATACGCGACCATATTCGGCAGTTTGGCCGATGCGAGGCTGCCGCTGTGGTAGTCATTCACGCCAGAGATCGCCACCACAATGTTGTAGGCACGGGACGCGGAATGGTAACTATCAACCTGCGTCGCGGCGTCAGACAGGAGCCCAGCCCATGACTGACCGCCCACGCCCAGGTTGACTGTGTCTGGAGTCGGCGTAATGGCCGCGAAAACCGCGTTCGGGTAGGTCGCCTGTGAGGCCCAGCTGTCACCGTCGATGATCAGCAGACCGGGAGCGGATGCCGTCCTATCGTAGTCGGGGGTGAGCGTCATGGCGCTGCCCACGGCGGCGGGCGCTGCGGGGAGAGTGTTCACTTTGGCGAGAATGGCCGTGACAAGCGCGGGAAGTGCCTGCAGCTGTTCGTCTATCGTTGGCCAGTAGGTGCCCGCCGCCTCATTGCTCGCCATCTGCGCGGCAGAGAGCGCGAAGGGATAGATGCGCGCCAGGGGTACTTCGGTGCCGAGGTATTGGGTCGTAGCTATCCGGAGACGGCCAAGAATCAGCGGATCGGAGATTGTGAGATTGGCCACATTAGCAGGCGTGACGGGAGTTGAGTAGGGTGTGCCGTCGTAGTAACGGTAGTAGACGCCGGAGGCCCGAACCACGCCTATGCGATGCGATCCGGCCGCCAGGTTGGGGAACGACAGGTTGGCGTTGTAGGCGCCGGCAGACGACACATCGACGAACGCGAGCTGGTTGGTCGTTGTGCCGACAGCTTTCAATCCCCAGCCGCCAATGGCCGGGGTCGTGCCGCAGCCTTTACTGAACAAGCCGCCGTTGCTGGGGGCGTTGTTCACGAACGGCGACTTTACCTCGATCTCAATCGTGAAGTCCGCCGTGCCGAGTCGCAGAGACGCGGCGTCCGGGACGGACACGTAGTCGTCCACTCCGTCGAGCACCAGCCGGGAGGGGGCGGCGAGCGTGCCCGCCCCGGCATAGCCGCTAGCGACGCTGCCGGCGGCGCCAATGAGGGTGCCGTGGTTGCCGTTGTTGCTCGTATCGAAAGCCTGCGTGGTGAGCGGTGAGTTGATGCCCGGCGTGAGGCCGAGCGCGGCCCTGGCTGCATGAAACTCAAAGACCGCTCCGGGGACTACTCCGGGCTGCATATCTCACCCTCCCTTGAAGGTGTTGGGCGCGCCGAGGCCGCGGCTGAGAAAGCCCACGGCCTCGGCGCTGTGTGGGTTGTGGGTTAGGCGCCGAGCGTGAGCTTCACGGCACGGACGAGGATCGGGGCGCCGTCGTCGGCCTCAATCGGGACAGCACCGGCGAGGAGCCCCGTGCCGCCGAAGGGCACGAACTTGCCGTCAACGTCAAGGGTGCCCTTGTCGAGCACCACGTCGCTGCCAATCCACGAGCTGCCGATGCAGCGGTCGCGCACGTACAGCGGGTCGTAATCCTTGATGACGCGGATTGCGAAGCCGCCGTTGGACTGCGTGGCACCCCAGCTAGCACCGTCAGGCACGACGGGCGCACGGCTGGAGAGGACGAAGGCCGTCTTGTGGATGGCGTAGGCCTCGTCCGGGTCCAAGCCGTTGGCCAGCACGACGTGGAACCCGCCGTAGTTCGTCGAGATCGTCGCGTCGGTGAGCGCGTTCTGCTCGGCCGGAGCGGCGACGGGACGGCTAGCGAGGTCCTCGAGGATGATCTGCTCGATCTCGGAACCGACCACGAGGGCACGGCCCGAAGGCGGAACGTAGCAGTCGTTGAGCTGGCGCCGCGCGTCGAGCACGCTGTGAAGCGGAGCCGCCGCACTGAAAGCACCCGTGAGCGCGTAGGTCGCATCGGCGATGGTGGCGGCGAGTTCGTCCTCGACGCCCACGACGATGGAGCGCAGGATCGGGCTGAGGACCTGAGCGCTGAAGTCGACGATGTCGAGCGTCAGATTCTCGTCCGTGACGTTGATGCCCTTATAGACATCGGTGTCGAGCTTCACGTCGACGGAGGTCTCGGACAGATCGTCCATCACGAGCGGGCCTGAACTACGCAGAGCGCGGGTGCGCGCCACGATGTAGGCCGGAACGCGGATCGTGACGGTGTCGCCGTAGACGCCAGCAAAGTCGCCGGCCGCGTCACGCCACACGAGCTGCGGCAGGACGGTCTCGCGCATGAGCACGCCGAGAGCGGTGCTTACGACTTTGGTTGCTTTAATGAACGAATTAGCCATGGTTTGTGTCTCCTAGAGGCGCGGCACACTGGCCGCAAGTTTGCGCGGGTCGGTCTCGTCGGGCTCCTCATCCGGAGCCGCGCCCGAGCGTAGCCGCTCTTTCGGCCGTGTCGGCTTGGTCTGCTTGCCGTCCGTGTCGGACTGGCCGTAGGTCTCCGGGAAGTCGTCGATGATGCCCTTGCCGGACTCCTCGATCTCCTCCTTGGTCGACCCAGTGAGGTACTTCAGGTGCTTGGCCTGGATGCCTAGCTCTGCGGCTACCTCGTAGCGCGTCGCCTTCGCCTCAGCGTCGGTGGCACGCTTCTCCGCGACCGTCGCCTTGTCGGCGAGCTTCTGGCTCTCGGTCTTGTTCGATTCCTCGATCTCATCGAGCTTCTTGGCGGCGGCGGCGTTGGTCTTGGCCTGGGCCTCGTGCTTACGCGACATAGCCCGCCACTTCGCCTCGCCCGCCTGATAGTCGTGCTCCCCGTCCTTGTCGGTCGGGTCGTCGTCGTCATCCGCATTGGCCTTCTCCGCTGCCTTGGCGGCGTCGGCGGCTGCCTGCTTCTCTTCGTCGGTCATAATCTGCGTCTCCCGTGTCGGGTTGTGGCCACCGTGACGGCGGCCGAAGTCTTAGGCTGGCTTGTCGGGCGTCTTGTTGAGGTCCTGGCGGAAGCCGTTGAGCGTTCCGTCGCTCTTGTTCCACTGCTCCCTCTGCGCGAGGCTTCTGGCGTTCATTTCGTAGCCCTCGTATGCGACCTCAAT